CGTGAACCTCTCTGCCGGCCGCCCTTCACCGACCGCCGGACGCCGATCGTCGACTGCCAAGCCCATCGCCTTCCGCGGAGCACATCCCCATGGCCACCATCTACATTCCCGAAGCCCTCAACATCTTCGTCACCGACGAAGGGCCGGACAATTCCAAGCATCTCAAGATCACCGACAGCACCTTCCCGGTGCTCGAGGAAAAGACGGTCGAGCATCACGCCGGCGGCTCGATCGGCGCGATCGAAATCGGCGGCCTCGGCATCAACGCGCTGACCTTCGGCTTCAAGCTGGTCGGCTTCGATCCGCAGTCGGCGGCGCAGTTCGGCCTCGGCGGCTCCGGCCAGGTTCCCTACACCGTCTACGGCGCGGTGCGCGACAAGCAGACGGGCAACGCGATCGAACTGAAGGCGACGATGTGGGGCCGCATGGCCAAGCTCGACATGGGCACCTACAAGCGCGGCGACGCCTCAGAGCAGACCCACGAGATCAAGGAAATCACCCGCTACGGCCTCTACTGGAACAAGGTCGAGCTCTATTACTACGACTACTTCGCCTCGATCTGGCGGGTGAACGGCACAGATCAATACGCCGACGTCAACAGCATCCTGCGCATCGCGGGGTGAGCGTTCAGCCGTGCATCGCGATCGCGAGATCGCGCCTCAGCGTGGTTGTGGCGGCCTTGATCTGCGCCGCCATGCCCTCCAATTCGTGAAGCTGTCTGATGGCCTTGAGCATATTGGACGGCTCTAGCATCGCCTGCAGGGCGGCGATTTGTGCGGCGTCGCCGCCGACCAGCCGCGATCCGTCGCCAACCGCCAGCATCGTGCGGTGCTTGCAGACTTGGTTGTTGAGCGCCGCCTTGCAGGTGCAGCTGAAGCGAACGCCGTCCGCGGTCGCGTAGGCGTCGACGTCATACTGTGTGACGCCGTCGCTTGACAGGACGGCAAAATGTAGTGGGTCGGTCACGAAAGGCCCCCGCCGCGGCGAAGGCCGCGCGCGGCTATCTAACCGCAAGGGCCGTTCGGCAATGCGGACAAATCGACGCATCGGCGCGAACGAATTCTCTGCAGGCCGGACAGCGAACCTCGCCGCGCGCAGCGGCTCTGCGCTCGGCGCGGCGATCGAGCAATTCGCGGTCGGTATGCACGACGATCGCGCTCAGAAGCGCGACCGGGAACAGGACCGCTCCGAAAGCCCAGTGAAACAAAAACGAATGCCCCTTGCGGTGGGCGATTGCCGCGGGGATGAGTCCGAGCAGAGCGGCCCAAACCCAGACCTGCCAGATGCCGAGGTCGCCATACATCGCCGCGCTCCTGTCCGTCGCCTCCAAGCGACGGAGGCTGGTTATAGCGCCTCACAACCTTGAAAGGAACGCGCATGAGCGACGAAACGACGCGGTTTGTGACGGACAGGCCGCGCTCTACGGTGGTCGCCCTCGACTGGCCGGTCGAGATCGGCGGCAAGACGTACAAAGAGATCGTCGTCGCGCGGCTGACGGCGGCCGAGGTCGCCGCGTTTCAGGAGGCGGCGGCCAAACTGCCCGACGGCGCGTCGCCCGAATGGCCGATCTACCGCGACGCCGACGGCCAGCCGCTGCCGGACGCCGTGCTCGCCTCGCTCGACGACGACGACAAATTCGAATTGGACAAGGCGCTCCGCGATTTTTTGCCCCGCCGGTTCCAGGCCGCCCTGGAGAACGCTTCAGCCCGTTCGACTGGCGCTTCTACCGCCTCGCCATCGGCAGCGTCGCCCACTGGAGCCTGACCGATCTGATGGCGATGGCGTGGGACGATTTCATCGCCGAACTGATCGAGGTGCGGCGCTTCGAGGGATGGGATAAATGAGCAGCCTGACCTCGACGCTGACGCTGCAACTCAAGGACGACGTCTCCAAGCCGGCGCGCAGCGTCGCGATGGCGCTGCGCGACGTCGAGGCCAACATCAAGCTGGTCGCCAAAGAGATGGCGGGGGCGGGGGCGAGCGACAAATTCGTCGCTTCGCTCGCCAAGCTGAAGCTGTCCAAAGCGGACATCGAGTCGGTCGCCAACGCTTGGCGCGATTACGCGAAGTCGGCGGCGCTGGCGGCCGATTCGTCGCAATGGACCGCCAAGCAGGTTGCCGGCGTGCGCGCGTGGGAGCGCGCCAACCTTTCGGCGCTGCGCACCGTCAAGGCCGAACAGCAGGCCTATGCACGTTCGCTGCGCGCATTGCCGCAGCAGCCCGGCGCGGTCGCCCGGGCGGGCGGCGCGATCGGCGGCCTGCTGCCCTTCGCCGGCCCGGCGATCCTCAAGGTCGTCGCCGATGGCCTCAAGGGGGCGAGCGCCATCCAGGCGCAGGATATCGCCAACCGGGTGGCGGCGATTCCGCCGGCCGAAGCGGCGGCGGCCAGCCGCCAGGCGGTGGGGCTATCGGCGAAATACACCAACCTCGACGTCGCGGAAGTGCTGCAGCTCTATCGCGAAGTGCGGTCGGTGCTGCCGAATCCGGCCGAGGTCCCTGATATGATGGACCCCGCCGCCCGTGCCAAGGCGGTGATGACCGCCGGCGGCCTCGACACGTCGGGCCTGATCTTCGCCTTGAAAGCGGCTGAACTGGTCGGCGCCGCTAAGACGCCGGAGAAGCTCACAGCATTTCTTGACGCGTTCCTCAAGGCGCAACAAGTCGAAGGCAAGACGATCACGCCGGAAGGCCTGTACGACTTCGCCCAGCAGTTGAAGGCGGCGGCGCCGAACCTGTCGGCGTCGTTCGTCAACACGCTCGGTCCGCTACTCGCCCAGGAAATGCAGGGCGGTAAGGCGGGCACGTCGGTGCAGCAGTTCGAGAAGCAACTGCAGGGCGGCTTCCAAGGCCAGCTGCATATGGCGGCGAAGGAATTCGTCGCCCTCGGCCTGGCCGAGCGCAGCGACTTTGAATCGACCAAGACCGGCCAGATCATGGGCATGAAGCGCGGCCATCAGGTCGTCGGGGCCGATCTCGCCAACACCGACCCCGACAAATGGGTCTACACGGTGTTGGTGCCGGCGCTGCACAAGGCCGGTTTCAAGACCACCGAGGCGATGATCAAGGAACTGCCGCGGCTGTTCCCCAACACCAACGCCGCCAACCTGGTCGCCAAGTTCATCCAGCAGCAGGATCAATGGACGGCGAAAGAGGAGCGCATCAACGCCGGCGAAGGCCTCGGCGCCTACGAGAGTCAGTCGCAGGGCGCCGGCGTCGCCTTCGGCGCGTTGAAGACGCAGGTTCAAGACCTGATCAGCGTTTTCGACAGCCCAGCGATGAAAGGCATCGGCGAAGGCCTGTCGACGCTGGCGGCCGATATCGGCGTCGCCAAGGTCAAGGTCGGCGAGTTCGCCGACGCCTTTCCCGGCGTCGCGCGCGGGCTGGCCGACGTCGCCACCGCCGTGGGTCTGGCCGCCGCCGGCTTCCTGTCGCTGAAGCTGTTCACCGGCCTGACCGGCGGCTTCGGCCTCAAGAGTTCGGCGGTGGCCCTCGACGTGTCGGCGGCGGAACTTTCCGCTGCGGCGGCGCGCCTCGGCGTCGGCGGCGCCGCTGGCGCCGGGGTGGGCGTCGCGGCCGCCGAGGCGGGAGCTGGCGGCATGGGGTTGTGGGCCGGCATTAAATTCGGCCTTGGCCGCATGGCGGTGCCGGTCGCCATCGGCGCAATCATCGCCGCTGCCGTCAAAGACGCGCGCGACGCCGCGACGGGCATCCCGTCCGGCGTGCTCGGCAACCCAGACGCCAGCCGCGAGCAGGTGCTGGCGGCGCTGCTCGACGCCAAGAAACACAACGACGGCGGGTTCCTTGCCAGCGTGACGATCGCCAACCTGGAAAAGCAGCTCGCCGAGATCGATGATCCCGACAAGCGCCCGGCGTGGCAGCGGCTGCGCGACGCGATCTGGCCGCTGAAAGACCCGGCGCTGACCGGCGGCGGCTGGAAGCCCTCGCCGACAGAGACCCCGCCGTGGTCGCCATTCGGCGCGGTGGCGCTGCCCGACGTCAAACCGAGGGCCGACGAAGGCAAGGCGGCGCTCGACCAGCTCAACGCCACCGTCAAACCGGAGGTCGACCTCTCGTCGATCGACGCGGCGATCGCCAAGATCATGCAATTGCGCGATGGGCTCGCCGGGCTGGGGCGGCTCGGCGCGGGGCCGGTCTCCTCGCTCGGCGCGACGCAGCGCGGGCGTTTCACCTTCGGCGGCGTCTCCGGGGAGTAGCGCATGCTCTATATGCTCGGCGACGTCGTGTTCGAACTCCAACCGACCAACCTCGATACGGTCAACCGCGAGCGCGGCCAGGACTGGGCGGCCAAGGCGATCGTCGGCGCGCAGAAGCCGCGCGAGGCGATGGGCGTCGCCGACGCCGCCGTTACGCTGTTTGGCAAACTGTTCCCGCATCGCTACGGCCTGGGCGGCCTCGAGGCGCTGGCGGCGATGGCGGAGGGAACCGCGCCGCAGATGTTGATCCGCGGCGACGGGACGGTGCTGGGTTGGCATTGCATCGAACGGGTCAAGGAAAAGCACACCTATCTCGACAATGAGGGCGTCGGCCGGGTGATCGACATCGAGATCACGCTGACGCAATCGCCGGACGGCCCTGGCGCTGGGGCGATGATGAGCCTGCTGCAAGGACTGTTCTGATGGCGACCTTGCAAACGCTTGTCTTCCCCAACGCCGATACGCCGCTCGACTTGCTGTTGTTCGTCGCGCTGAAGCGCGAAGTTTCCGGCCTGGTCGAGGATACGCTGGCGCGCAATCCCGGCCTCGCCGCGCTCGGGCCGTTTCCGCCGCAGGGGACGCAGATCATCGTCGCCGTGCCGCCGCCGGCCTTGACCACGCCGCCGCCGCCGGTGGTGAGGCTCTACTGATGAGTGAGGCGGCCTACCGCATTTCGATCAACGGGAACGACGTCTCGAGCGCGTTCGCGCCGGTGTTGATCTCGCTGACGATCACCGATTCCGATGGCGGCAAGGCCGACACCTGCGAAATGGAGTTCGACGACTCCGGCGGCCAGATCGCGCTGCCGGCGCCTGGCGCCGAGATCGAAGCGCTGCTGTGGTGGGTCGATCCGCCGGCCGGCGCCAGCGCTGGCGCGGTGCAGTTCACCGGCGTCACCGACGAACCGAAGTCGCACGGCTCGCGCGGCGGCGGCCGGATGCTGTCGATCTCGGCCAAGTCCGCCGACCTCAAGGGCAAGGGCAAGCACAAGAATTCGAAGCATCTCGACAACCAGAGCTTCGGCGCGGTGGCGCAAGCCTGGGGCTCGGCCGCCGGCTATCAGGTCAGCGTCGATCCATCGCTCGCTTCGATTCAGCGCGACTATTGGACGATGGCGAACGAGTCGTTTCTCGCCTGGGGCGCGCGCATCGCCGATGATCTCGGCGCGACCTTCAAGACGGCCTTCCCCAAGGCGGCGTTCGTCCCCGTCGACTCCGGATCCTCGGCTTCCGGCGCGGCGCTGGCGGGGGTGACAGCGGCGGTCGGCGTCAACCTGATCGAATGGGACGTCGCGCCGACCTTGTCGCGCGGAATCTACGGGAACGCCAAGGTGCGCTGGTACGACCACACCAAGGCGCAATGGAACGTCGCCAGCGCCAGCATCGGCGACGACGGCGCTGAAGCCGACCTGACCGACACCTTCAAGGCCGCCGACCAGGGCCGCGCGACGACGCGCGCCGGCGGCCGCGCCGCCAAGGCGAAACGCAAGAAAGGCGACGGCGACAGCGTCGAGATTGACGGCGATCCGGCCGCCATGTCGCAAGCCAATCTGACCATCGTCGGCGCGCGCCCCGGCGTCGACGGGCAATACCGGATCAAAACTGCGACGCACAAATACGTTCGCAACGGCGGCTGGACGACGCATTGCGTTCTCGATCAACCGCAGGGCGCGGCGGGAACCGACAGCCGCGACGATTCGTCGTCGTCGAGCGAGACGCCGGCGGTGAGCGGTTCCTACAACCCCTTGTCCTCTGGGGGCGCCTACTCGCCGGGATCGCCGTAACGCGGTCTCGACCGCTCTCTGCCCCAACCGAAAGCTGAGCCATGCCCGACCCGCTGTTGTCGCGGGGCGCTCTCGCGCGCCTCGCCATCGTCTTGGCCGTCGCGGCGCTGCTGGCCGCGCCGCGCCTGTCGCACGCCGCAGAGGCCGACGGCTGCGGCGATCTCGGCTCGACGCAGGCGATCGTTACGGCGTGGGGTGGCGGGATGCTGGCCTCGCTGCCGGCTGAAGAGGTCGACGCGCTCAAGGCGGTGGAGACGATCGGCGGCGCAGAGCCGGCGTGGATGGTCGCCGCCGACGTCCTGGCCGCGCCGATCCGCGGCGGCGAGCACGCCGTCGTCTTCGTCGCCGACGGCCGCGCCTGTTCGTTGCTGATCATGACCGCCGACGCCTTCGCGGCGCTCGGCGAACTCGGCCGCTCGGGCTTGCGCATCGGCCGCGGGACGTGAGCCGCAAGTCTTCAACCCAAGGAACTCCATGCAAGCGATAAGAGCCCTGCTGGCGGCGCTCGCCGTCAGCCTGACCCTGTGCGCCGGCGGCGCGGCCGACGCGGCCGGGCGGGGCGGAACGCCGCCGCCGTCCCTCTATGCGCCGGGGTGGGACGCCGGCGCGCCGGCGATGGTTGGCAGCGCCGCGTGGGGCGCGGGCGGCGCGCTGGCGCGGTCTGGCGCCGACCTGGTCGCTGAAGCGGCGCGCTATGTCGGCTCGGGCAAATTCACGGCGCTGCCCGGCGCTTGGTGCGCCGACGCGGTGAGCTTCTGGCTCGAGGCGACAGGCCGGCCGCCGCTGAAGAACCGCATGGCGGCGAGCGCGCTCATTTATGGGCCGCACGTCGTCAATCCGCAGCCCGGCGACCTCGTCGTGATGCGGACGCGCCGCGGCTACGCCGGCCATGTCGGTGTCGTCGCGGCGGTCGAGCCCGACGGCTCGATCGAGATCGTCTCCGGCAATTGGCGTCGCCGCGTCGCGCGCAGCGTGATTCCGCGCTGGAGCGTGACGGCTTTCGTCAGGCCGTGACGGCGATGCGGGTCATGATGGCCTACGTCGCGGCGATCGTCGGCGCCGGGTTGGCGATCCGCGGCGTCATGGACGCCGGCCTCGGCTTCCTCGGCGCCGCCGCCACTCTCATCGCCTGGCGCGTCGCGGCGACGTCGCTGCGCAAGGTCGAGGTCGCCGTCGCCGCGGCGCTGACGGCCGCCGGCGCCGTGAAAGGCCAATGGATCGAGGGCGCTTGGGCGGCCGCGATCGTCGTTTTCGCTCTCGAACTAATGAGGTTTTTCCGATGACCGTTCCGACCCTGCCTCCCGTCAAGCAAGTTCCGTCGCCCAACTATTCGCCGGTCGCCATCGCCCACGACCTGATCATCGTCCACGACATGGAGGGCGGCTACGCCGGTTCGGTCAATTGGCTGTGTCGCGTCGCGACGCAGGCCTCGGCGCATCTGTGCATCAACGACGACGGGTCGGAAGTTTCGCAGCTCGTGCCGCTCAGCATGAAGGCGTGGGCCGAGTGCGACAGCAACGGCCGGGGCGTGTCGATCGAAATGCCCGGCTTCGCCGCCAAGGGGATCGCCGATGCGACGCTGCGCGCCGCCGCGATTCCGGTTGCGTGGCTTTGCCGCGCCTACGGCGTCCCGCCGGTGTGGGCGCAGGGCGGCAAGGGCCGCGGCGTCTGTTGCCACCATGATCTGGGCGCGGCGGGCGGCGGACACGTCGACATCGGCCCAATCGGCGGCCCGGCTTGGCTGAACTTCATGGGTTACGTGAAGGCGGCCTATGACGCCTTCGGCGACGGCCCGCTGCCCGCATGGGCGCTGCACGGCGCGCCCGCGCCGCACGCGGCGGCGCTGCCGCCCGACGCGCCGCCCGAACAATCGCACGGCGGCGCATCGCGCAAGGATGGCGACGCCGCGGCCTTGCACGAGACGAATTCCAGCTATCCGCACGGTTCGGCGGCCGATCTGCAATGGCGGCTCAACAAGGCCGGGGCGACGCCGCCGCTGGCGGTCGACGGCTGGGCGGGGACCAAGACCCGTGACGCCATCGCCGCCTTCCAGGGCAAGCACGGGTTGCTCGTCGACGGCCTGATCGGCCCGCAGACCTGGGCGGCGCTCGACGCGGCGACCGCCTGACGTTCACGCCACCTTGCGGATGCGCAGGTCCATCGAATGGCCGAGCGCGCCGAAGGCGCGCTCGAGCGCGTCGAGCCGCGAGGCGTGGCGCAGATCCAGCAGCCGATCGATCTGCGGCAACGCGACGCCGAGACGGCGCGCCAGTTCGGCCTTGCCGATGCCGGCGCGGCGCATCAGCCGATAGAGTTCGATTTTGGCCGACGAGAGGGCGGGGAGAGCGACGAAATCCGGGCTCGACGCTTTGGGGGCGGGAATGTCTTCGCGCGCCGCCATGCGGCCCATGGCGGCGGTTTCGATCGCGTCGACGGCGCGCGCGAGCGCGTCCTCACGATCCTCGCCGAAGGTGATTGCGTCGGGCAGATCCGGCACGGCCACGAGGATGGTTCCGTTGTCGTCGTTCGAGAGGGTGACGGCGTAGCGCATGGTCATTCCTTGATGTCGAGTTGCTTCAGAATCGCCAGCCAAAGCCCCTTGCCGAGGTCTTTCGATCCGCCGTGCTGCGGCAGCACCGACCGCTTGCCGTTCAGCGTCACGATCAGGTGACCGCCTTTGCCCGGAGCGAAGGTCGCGCCCTTGGCGGCGAGGAAGCGTTTGGCTTGGCTGCTGTTCATGAACACAACATAAGTGTTGCGCTTCCGCAAGTCAACAGAAATGTTGCGTAACGGCGCGATTTCTTAGTCGCGCGAGCCCCGCGCGCCGGCGGTTTCCGGCGCAATCAGAAGGGTGAGCCAAGATGGCATCCGTCGACAGCACGTCCGACGAGCGCACGGTGAACAACACCATGCGGCATCAATATCGCGTCCTCAGCGACGCCGAGAAAGCCAATATGGCGAAGATCAAAGACATGGGCCTGGCGTTCCATGCCTTCGTCGACGGCGTCGGCAACAGCCGCGAAATCTCGATCGCCAAGACGAAGATCGAAGAGGCGGTCATGTGGGCCGTCAAGCACATCACCGCGGCGCTGCTCGTCGGCGTGTTTCTGGCGGCGGCCGTGCACGGCTCCTTCGCCGCTGACGCCGCCGCGCCGCCGGCGACGTTCACGCTCGGTCCGATCGCCTCGTGGGCGCTGCCGTTCGTGCTCGCCGTGTTCATCGGCGTCATCCGCTTCGCAGTCCGGGACGTCGCCGCGCTGGCGGCGAAGTATCTGCACTTCAAGATCGCCGACGCCGACCAGGCGCGCGCAGCCGACTATCTGGCGATGCTTGCCGCCAAGGCGCTCGGCAAGGCCGGCGACAACCTGGCGACCGTTTCGTTCTCCGATCATCATCCGGTGGTCGACGCGATCGTCAGCCAGGCGCTCGGCGAGATCCCCGGCATGATCGCCAAGGCGGGTTGGACGCCGCAGCGTCTCACCGACGAGACGATCGCCGCGCTCGGCCGCCTGCAGGCACAAATGACGGCGGCCGCGCCGGCCAAGGCGGCGTGATGCTGTCGCACGCCGAACTGGCGCACCTCGCCGGGCTCGTCTATCGCGGGCCATGGTCGGGGCGCGCCGATCTCGATTGCGAATACGCCCTGCTGCCGCGCGACGGCGAGGTCGTGCTCGCCATCCCCGGCACGCATCCACTCGACGCGCTCGACTGGATCCGCGATCTACGCGCCTGGCCGCTGTGGTTCGCCAGGGTCGGGATCTGCCACGCCGGCTTCGGCTCGGGCGGGGCGGCGATCGCCGCGCGCGCGCTCGTCGCGCTCAAGGGCGAGACGCGGCTGATCACCGTCGTCGGCCATTCGCTCGGCGGGGCGATGGCGCTGATCGTCGGCGCGCGGCTGATCGCCGCCGGCTTTCGCGTCCGCGTCGTCACCTTCGGCGCGCCGCGCGTCGCCTTCTGTCTCAACCTGGCGCTGCGCCGCTGGCTGCGGCTGGCCGAGGAACTCGCCGAATATCGCCGCGCCGGCGATCCGGTTCCGCACCTGCCGATGCGGCCGTTCTATCGCCACGTCACGCGCGGGATCGCGCTCGGCGTCGCGAAAATAGAGCCGATCGCCAACCACGCGATCGACCTCTACGCCGCCGACCTGGCGCCGCCGGCGCTCCAATCCGCCTGAAACCGCGCGCCGGCGGCCTCCGGCGCTTATCCAGAGGACGATCGACTATGAAGAAACTCACTCTCCTGGGCGCGCTGCTGCTTGCCTTCGCCGCGCCGCTCGGCGGCTGCCTGACGCAGGCGCAGCAGGACGCGTTCAACGCCAACCTGGTCACCACGACGCAGAACGTCGTCGCGCTGAACAACGCGCTGGTGCAGATCAACAATACGATCCTCGACAACGTCATCGCCCAGGCCAAGCTGCTGGCGCCCTATCAGTGCGGCGCCTACGCGCTAGGCGCGGCGATCCTCGCCGACTCGAACGCGGCCGGCAAAGTCAACGCCTATCTCGCCAAAGACGTCGCCGCCAACGTCACCAATGTCGCGGTCAAGGACATCTGCGCCGCGGTCGGCTACCCGACGACGGTGACCGCCGCGCCGGCGGCGGCCGCCACGCCCGCCGCTTCGGGCTCGTAAATGGCCGCGCCG